CTTATATATTAATATGAATACAAATGATATGATATCGAAAATCAAAGAAGTTGTAGGCTTATCCGAAGAAGTTAAGCTTGAGCAACAAACTTTAGAGAATGGTGCTATCTTGGAAGCTGAAAGTTTTGAAGCGGGACAAGAAGTTTTTATCGTTTCTGAAGATGAGAAAATAGCTGTACCAGTTGGAGAATACCAAATGGAAGACGGACGTATTTTAGTAGTAGCAGAAGAAGGTTTAATTGCTGAGATTAAAGCTGAAGAAGAAGAAGAAGTTGAGGAAGTAGAAGCTAAAGAAGAAGAAGAAGAAGAAGAAATGTACGCTACTAAAAGAGAACTTGCTGAGGTTAAAGAAATGATTGAAGAAATCAAAGCTATGCTTGAGCCAAAGGAAGAAATGAGTTCAGATGATCTTGGAAACCTTATGACTGAGGAACTTGCTAAACACGAAAAAACAGAGTTAAGCGAAGTACCAGAAGAAGTACAAGAGGAACTAAACCAACCAGCCGCTGAGCCAATTAAGGCTAACCCAGAGGTACAAACAAAACAAAACTTCAAGTTTGCTAACAACAGAAAACAAAGCACACTTGACAGAGTATTAAACAAAATAATTAACAACTAAAATTAAATTAAATGGCTAATCCAACTATTACATCATCCAGTTATGCTGGAGAATTTGCTGGGAAGTACTTAGGTGCTGCCCTATTATCTGCATCAACGCTTGACGCTGGTGCTGTAACAATCTTACCGAACATCAAGTATAAAGCTGCTATGAAAGTAGGTGCTTTTTCTAACTTGGTACGTTCTGCGGATTGTGATTTTGATGCTACTACTTCTGGTCTTACATTGACTGAGAAAGTATTGACCCCCACTGAGTTACAAATAAATTTGCAAATTTGCAAGAAAAATTTGGTGTCGGATTGGGAGGCGGCTCAAATGGGTTTTTCTGCTTTTAGCGAATTACCACCTTTATTTTCTGACTACGTTATTTCAAGAGTAGCTGCTGAGGTTGCAAACGCAACTGAAACTTCTATTTGGCAAGGTGCTGCTGGGGAAGGAAACTTTGACGGCTTTGATGCTTTACTAACTGCTGATGGTGGTGCTGACGTTGCAGAAGGAACTGTAACAAGTGCAAACGTAATTGCTGAGTTAGGGAAGATTGTAGATGCTGCACCTTCAACTATCTTAGGAAAAGAAGATTTAACGCTTTACGTTTCAACAAACATTGCAAGAGCTTACATTCGTGCTTTAGGTGGCTTTGCTGCTACTATCGGTGCAAATGGTGTAGATAACAAAGGAACAACTTGGTACAATGGTGGCGAGTTATCTTTTGAAGGTATCAACATCTTTGTAGCTAAAGGACTTGCAAACAATAAAGCTGTACTTGCTCAGAAGTCTAACTTGTTCTTTGGAACTGGTCTTTTAGATGATAGAAACGAAGTTAAAGTAATCGATATGGCTGACCTTGATGGTTCTCAGAATGTTCGTGTAGTAATGCGTTACACAGCTGGGGTACAATACGGAGTTAGAGGCGACATCGTACTTTATTCTTAATAAATTAAATTAATCAAAAATTAGGGTAGGTAGCTGTATATCTGCTTACCCTTTTTGTTATAATAAAAATAATAAACTATGGCTTGCGATTTATCATTAGGTAGAAAAGAACCTTGTAAAGATGTTGTTGGAGGTATTAAAAATGTTTATTTTGTAGATTTTGGAGATTTTAGTGCTATAACATACACTACTGATACAGATATTGTAGCTAGTGTAGGAAGCAATGTTGCTAGTTTTAAGTACGAAGTTAAAGGAAACTCATCATTTGAGCAGAATATAACCTCATCAAGAGAAAACGGAACTACATTCTTTGAACAAACATTAAATTTAACACTACACAAATTAACTAAAGAAGACAACAAAGAGCTTAAGCTAATGGCTTATGGTCGACCTCATGTTGTTGTAGAAGATTATAATAAAAACTTATTTCTTATGGGATTAGAAAACGGTGCTGATGTTTCTGGTGGAACAATAGTAACTGGAGCTGCGATGGGAGATTTAAGTGGATATACACTTACGTTAACTGGTATGGAAAAAGTACCTGCTAACTTTCTTGATGTTGCTAGTAACGGTACAGTTGCTGCTGCATTAACAGATGCAGGATTTGCTACACCAACAGTAGGAAGTAATACATAATAACTAAATTTAATAGGG